ATTGTTTCAGTTGTTCTTTTTAACTACACAGTATTGACTTGAATACTGTTCTCCATTACTTCGATTTTACTTTTTAATTCTTCTATGTTCACGACATTCCACAATCCTGGATGCATGGGTCTGGGCCAAGTACCTGCAGCGATCCAGGCCCATCCTATGTGTTCGTAGTTCAGCACAGGAATAAACTCATGGTCAACACTGGCCCAAAAAGTATGATATTCGAATTTATCATCGAGACTGGTGTATTTTTCCAAAGGAATTAACTGTTGAAACTCGGGCATGAAACCCAGTTCTTCTCTGCATTCTCTTTCTAATGTGCACCAAAGATTTTCGTCTTTGTTTTGTTTACCGCCAGGTAATCCCCAATGACCAGGATTTTTACTGTCATTGCGCAATAGGTAAAGATATCTAGATGTAGATAAACTATAAAACCATATACCCACCGCTTTTATAGAATCAAATTCCACGAACCACCCGGATATAATCCATCTATACTTTTAACCCATGCACTGCCAGTCCACTTGTATTGTATTCCAGTGGTCAAATTTGTCACATACTGAATATCTGTTCTCTGTTGACTATCAAATACCACACGCCAACGAGCTCCATCGAATTCAATGATATCGTTGGCCACAGCATATAAGGGTTGCCCGCCTACACCACGCCAGGCCAGGGGGTTACTGGTATTACTTCTATTGCCTGTAGATTCGGTCAAGAGATATCTAGTACCGATTATACTGCTGTCAAGACCGTCGTCGGGTGCACTCAACAAAGGATTTATCACGGCATTAATTGGTTCTAGAGTATTAGCAGGAGCAGTGTCTGGATCTATGTTGTAATTCAACAAGCGATCGTCAGCAGGGTCTATGGTGATAGTGCCTATAATTTGACTGTCTGGCTCCCAAGGATTATCAAGTGTGATAATACTAATGCCGGGTCTCAAAACACCATACGCAGCAATTACACTAGGCCAAACTATCTGCGGATTTTCTATCACTGGGAAAGTAAACGGATTAAGACTTTCTGCTGAATTAGTTATCACAGCATTATTGTTTAAGACCTGCAGTTTACCATCTAATAACAAAACCTGAAAACTATATGGTGTGATTTTTAATCTAGTGCCTAACAATAAATCATTGTCAGTGATAGCATTGACCAAATCTCCTTGTGCATCGTATATACTATTAATGATGCGTTCCACAATACCCAGTTTTTTGACTTTTGCTGGGCTATTAATCCAAATGGGTATATTAAAAGTCATGGTCATGACATCAATGGGATTCTCGCTACCGACTGGAATAGATCTGCTGGTCCATTGCACTCTGTCAAGATCTATCACACTCAATGTCGACCAATCAATGTAGTTATCTGTGCTTTGAATTTCTAAACTGGGATTAAATAGTGTAGCTAATTGTTCAAACAATTGCATTTTTTGATTGGTATTACTGGTCCAGATATCTAAGTTTATATTCATGACATAAGGCACGGGCATGAGTCTTTCGATAGTAAAGGCATTACCTTGTGTGGTCTCGTATGTGTCTGTGTTACTATCGTAGGTTCTTTGTCGCACACTCATTTTGTTAACATGGTAGGGATTTTGCATTCTACCACGATCATATTCCAAACCAGAAATATAAAATGTCATCATAGGGGTGCTAGGTAAACTATTTGCACTGTTTTGAGCAATAATTGTTTGTGCTTGCCTTGAGCTATCACCATAGCGCACAGGTACACGAATTAGATCGTGATTGCCCTCAGGATCCCGGCCGTATTCCACTTGAAAATTGCTGATTAATCTTGTGAACTGTAACAAATATCTTCGTATTTGTTCGTCAAAAAAGAATTGTTGCAAAATGTTTTCCTTATTAACTCGACGGTTGACCGGGCTGTACAGGAGGATAAGGATTAGCAGGTTTATTCCCGCCTTGATTACCATTGTCTGCTAATGGTTTCAATGCTTGACTCAAACTCTGTCTACTGGGGATATTTCCTTGATCTGTAGTGGACACCGTATAAGTGTTATTTACAAAGGTACTGCGAAGTGAAGAATTATTACTGCCTGGAGTGAGTTGAGTGCGAACTTTTTCTTCTATCTTAATCCATGTGGTCCCATTATATCTAAACAATCTATTAGGGAAATAATCCACACGCAAAAAGTAGCTTCCTGACACCGGGGCAGGGGGAAATTGTACCCCACTGGTGACTGGCAATCCATTTGGTGGTATTCCATCACCTGTTAAATAACCCTCGGTATATCCATCACCGCGTGGAGTATCTTCTAAGTTTACCACAGTTCTACTGGCATCAGTTAAAGTATAATCTGCAGTATAAGTGTCAGGATCTCCTAATGTGCCATCTAAATTAGTAGGCAATATGTAAAATCTCACAGTATCAAATCCACTTAACGGAACCTCTGCCTCAGCCTGAGTAATAATTGCATCATTGATCTCAAGATCTTTGGGTCTGGTACTGATTTTATCTGCAATACTATCTGGTGTAGTCACAGCCCAATATGTGGTATTAGAGATATCTACTCCAGGAGGCACTGGTCTGATTGCGGTATAATAAACATCACCTGCATTGACAATACTGCCGGCGGGATAAAAGTTACCATTATCCCAAATTTGTTCTGGCATGAAAGGTTTATTTAAAATGTCATTGTATTCTTGAGCATTGACCAATGGTGTGGCTTTCACACGCCAGAGATGTGGAAGCCAAGTTTGACTAAATCCCTCTGAGGCATATGCTGCATCTTGAATCACATAGTATTTTGGCAAAGCCCTGGGTATAGCACTGTCTAACGGATAATAATCTTTGAGATTAGGTACTTCTAACACATCACCACTCATGAGTTTTCTGCCAATGGTATCTATCATGGTATTGAAATGAAAAGTCATGAATAATGTATCGTTATTAAGAAATAATCCAAATTGTGTCAAATCAAAATCTATGTCCTGAGTATTATATACAGCTCTCATGATGTAGATATCTGCATCATAAGCTCTATCGCGATTTTCTAATAATAATAGATCTTCTATGAATAAAGGATTACTTTCGCTATATTTGGGCAGTGTGGCATCATTATTGCCTTCTTCGCCTGCTACTTTAGGACCAAGATATTTGTGAATATAAATATCCACTCCACCGACTGTATAAAATTCTTTTACAGTTCGGTCGAAAAATTGGTAATCATTAGTGCGATTAGGGCGGTATAAACTCAGTCTAGGCATAAATTTATTTATCGTTGACAACAATTGCAGAGTCTGTTACAATGTGGATTGTCAATGTTTTTTGTGGAATTATCATGACTACACCTGTAAAACTTCTGAACCCTCGCAATGCCGACACAAAATATATCGGTAATGAGCCCGATTGGCGAGTACAACCCACGGAAAAAAACAGACAGAGTCAGATCACTAGAGCATTTAATTTTTACAATTATTTTTATGGTAGCAAAGATGCCAAGGACATGATATTGTCGTGGCTGTTGGCAAATAAACGCTCAAAAGAACATGCGGTAATCAAGACCATCCCAGACAACCATATTATCACTACTATTGGTTGGATTTGTCGCATGAACACTGTGGGGTTGATTCTCACTGATTCGGAGATGAAAACTCTTAATAACATGTTTGAACAGCAAATTGCTGTATTGCAGCCCAAAGAAAGTTCCACTAGAACTACAAAAAAGGCCGCTGTAAAAACCACTCCTGAAGTAGTAGTACCTAATATTCAGGACAGGTTGAAAGAAAAAATCAGCGAGTGTGCTGGTGAGATCGAAGGACTATTTGATGATTTTGTTCAGCAAGGTGCCAAACAAGTCGAAAAATTCAGTTGCCTTGACATGTTGCGGGCAAAAAATGTCAGTCCGAATTTGATCTCCACAATCACAGAAATTTGGACAGCTAGAAAAAAAGAATTTGAATCTATTAATCCTACTAAAAAAGATCAGTTGTCTGAAGGATATGGGCAGTTCAACAAAACACAATTGAAAAATTTGATCAAATTCGCCGATCAAATTATCAATGAATGTGGAAATTATGTACAGATTAAAAAAGTTGAACGACGCCCTCGAGTCAAAAAACCAGTCAGTACAGAAAAATTGGTGGCTAAATTTCGCTACTTGAAGAC